TCCTAATGGTAATGAGAAATTGATTAACGATTGGAAGAAGAATAAGAGTTTTGCAATTAAGAATTCTGGATACGATGTTTATTTTGGGATGTCTGCTAATAGTCTTGCAGATGATGCTGAGTTTGATGTTCAGGAAGATGCAACAAAGGCACAAATCAAAAGAGCATTTGTTAAGTCACTCAAGACCAAAAAACTAAATAAAAAGGTACTAGGTGAATTCATTTCTTTGGTCGCATGAAGACATATCAGGAATTTATGCTAGAATGCTCTCAGTTAGATGAGAGTGGTCTTAGTAGAATTGTTAGTAAGGCAAAGAAGAAAGGAATGGCAATCCTCTCTGGAAGTCGTGGTGACAAATCATCCAAAGAGAATAAGGCAAGAGCAAAGCAGTTAGATAAGGATATACGTGGTAAAGGTTATCCTGGTGCTACTAAGGTAACTGGAAGATGGACTGAGAATCCTGGAACAAAGGATGAAAAGAAAGTTAAAGAACGTAGTCACGTTGTCACCTCTGGTAAAAAGAGTAAGAAAAAGTTTAAGAAAGATATGAAGAAACTTGGTAAAAAGTATAAACAGGATGCCGTCTTGACACAAACTAAAAAAACTGCTACAGTTAGTGCAACACGGAAAGGTGGATTGGGTAAAGATAGTCAAGGTAAAAACGTTAAAAGATCTAAAGCAGGAAAAATGAGACCAGGTAGATCCTCTCCATATGGTGATACCAAAATTAAAGGAAAGACTTTTACTTATGAGAAATGAACGAAAAAGATGAATGGTTCCCAGATGTTGGAGAGTACCTACCAGAAAATGGTACTCCTTCTAATCCCCTGGATAGTATGCCAATAGCAAACGGTAGTAATAAGTATCATCCTAATGGTGAACCTCCTGATTGGGAAGACACCGCACCCTCTGAATATGAACCCCCTATGACTGACTCTGACTGGTTTATTAACAAACCCAAAGATAATTATTCTTCACGACATAAATCAACACCTGATCATGAGAAGGCTGCTGAAGAAGTTGTGACGATGCATGAAAAGATGTATAGAATTGCCACATCAAAGTATAATCCCTTTGCAGTTGGTGGATCTGAAACCTTGGGAGGATCTGAAAGATTTCAAGGAGGTTCTGAACAGCACATACCTCCAAGACCTGAAGAACAGATATATGATGAGTTTAATGATCCCTATGGAGGACACTAACTTGACTAAACCTTATGATGATTCCAATTGGAGAGAAGAGTACAAAGAGTACACTTCTAGTAAGTATGAGTTAGATTTGCTTGAGAATGGGCCTAAGAGTCTTTCTCAATCTTGGATGATGGGTGCATTGCATAATAAGTGGAAGAAGATGAAGGGTTATCGTGACCCTGAACCACCTGATTGTTCATCGTCCCTAAAGGAGTGGGAGGCAAGTATTAAGAAATATCAATAAATGGTCATAAGGGGTTCACTGAACCCCTTCTTGCTTTATACTAGAGCCATTGAAACGAACTACATTATGGCATTTGTTGCTAACCCTAACATGACTGAAGAAAAAATTATTGCTGATTTGAAGAGTCTGTATGGGACTGAATTTACCTATCAAGATGTGAAAGGGTATTGTAAGTCACATTCAGTTTCTCTGTCTACAGTAATGAAAAGAATTGAGAAACATAGAGTTGGTCGTGGTAGGTACAACCTAGAGGTAACTACAAAAGCAGTGGAGAACATTGAGAAATCATACAATGCACCTGCTGCAGAACCTAAATTAGAACAGAACCTTATTCCAGAAAAAGATGATACCTTCGTCCACTTTGGTCCTTTTAGCGATATTAAGGCCATTCTCAAAGCCAATTTGTTCTACCCTACATTCATTACTGGCCTTTCGGGCAATGGTAAAACGTTTTCTGTTGAACAAGCGTGTGCTCAACTCAAGAGAGAATTAATCCGTGTCAACATCACAATCGAAACCGACGAAGACGACCTTATTGGTGGGTTTCGCCTTATTGACGGTAATACTGTATGGCATAATGGACCAGTTATCGAAGCACTGGAAAGGGGAGCTGTCCTCCTTCTAGACGAGATTGATCTTGCTTCTAATAAGATACTTTGCTTACAATCTATCCTAGAGGGTAAAGGTGTATTCCTTAAGAAGATTGGTAAGTGGGTAAAACCTGCTGCGGGATTTAATGTAATTGCTACTGCAAATACAAAAGGTAAAGGATCTGATGATGGAAGATTCATAGGAACCAATGTTCTTAATGAAGCATTCCTTGAGAGATTCCCTGTAACCTTTGAGCAGGACTATCCCTCACCTGCTATTGAGACTAAGATTCTTAATCGCATCTCTAATGAGAAGGAGTTTAATAAGCGTTTGGTAGATTGGGCAGATATCATCCGTAAGACCTTCTATGATGGAGGAATTGAAGAGATAATCAGTACTCGTCGTTTGGTTCACATTGTTCGTGCTTATGCTATCTTTAAGAACAAAGCAAAGGCAATTCAAGTTTGTGTAAACAGATTTGATGATGAGACCAAGCAATCTTTCCTTCAGTTATATGATAAGGTAGATGCTGATTTTGATTTGCCAACAGATGAGGAGGTGGTATAATGGCCTGGTGGTTAGTGGATTCTATAATGAATGGAACTTTAGAGGAGGATTATCCTATTAAATTAAAAGATGATTGCTATCCAACAATAAGTGGTACTATGAGTCCTGCTCAAGATGATGTTGATGAGGTTTATGCTCATCATTATCCACCACTAAATAACGAGGTTCAAGAAACGGACAACATGACAGCAAATTATTACAAATATCATGAAGAAGAAATCCTTAAGGATATTGAGGAATATGTATCTTCTACTTATAGAGGACACTATACTGGTGATACCCATGAGTATCGAAATGTTCAGACAATAGATTTGATGGCAGCAAGATCATTAGCATCATCATTTTGCCAATCAAACATTTTGAAGTATGGTAGTCGGTATGGTAGTAAAGATGGAAAGGAGAAGAAAGACTTGCTTAAAGTGATTCATTATGCTATGCTATTATTACATTTTGATGAACATTACGGCAAACCCAAAACAACAACAGGTAACATTGATCACACAATGCCTTAATTATGAAACTTCGAACATCTGAAACTATGAAATTGTCCGACAAGACTTTGACTTTATTGAAGAATTTTTCAAATATCAATCAGTCAATTCTTTTCAAGAAGGGTAGTTCTTTAAAGACTATCTCAGTGATGAAAAATATTTTAGCTGAGGCTACAATTGATGAGGATTTACCTACTGATTTTGGTATATACGATCTCAATCAATTTTTAAATGGACTTGGATTGCATCAGAATCCTGATTTAGATTTTGCTAATGAAGGTCATGTTGTTATTAGAGAAGGAAAGTCACGTACAAAATATTTCTTTGCAGATCCTAATGTAATTGTTACTCCACCTGATAAAGAGATTACTCTTCCAAGTGAGGATGTGTCTTTTGAGTTAAGTACATCACAGTTAGATAAGTTACTTAAGGCAGCAGCAATTTATCAACTTCCTGATTTATCAGCAGTTGGTGAAAATGGTGTTGTTAAACTTGTGGTAAGAGATAAGAAGAATGATACATCAAATCATTATTCTGTTGTAGTTGGAGAAACTGATTCTGAATTCTCATTTAATTTTAAGGTTGAGAACATTAAAATTCTTCCTGGTACTTATGATGTAGTAGTTTCTCAGAAATTACTATCAAGGTTTACTTGTAAGGATTATGATTTGAAGTACTTTATTGCACTAGAACCTGATTCTACGTTTGGGTAATGTTTAAAGTAGAAGATCAAGAGTTTGATGATTGGACTGCAGCACAAGATGAGGCAGTTCGATTGTTGGAATCTGGTCAAGAATGGGTTAGTATATTGCAATGGAGCGAAGAACACAAGGAGTGGGGACTTTTACAGGAATTGAATATGGATCAGGGTATTATGCCCAGTCCTAATTTCAGTACTTCATCTTTAGCACCTTATTATGTTAGGTTGAGAAACTTATGAGTGACTTTATCTGGGTTGAAAAATATCGACCTAAGACAATCGATGAATGTATTCTCCCAGAGAATATAAAGAAAACCTTTAGTGATTTTCTAAATAGGGGTGAGATACCAAACATGTTACTTTCTGGCCCTCCTGGGGTTGGTAAGACTACGGTAGCGAAAGCACTCTGTAATCAACTGGGGGTAGATTATTATGTCATCAACGGATCCGATGAAGGAAGATTTCTTGACACCGTTAGAAATAATGCAAAGAACTTTGCATCAACAGTCTCGCTCTCCTCTGATGCCCGACATAAAGTCATCATCATCGACGAAGCAGACAACACCACTTCCGACGTACAACTCCTCCTTAGAGCGTCTATTGAGGAGTTCGCAAACAACTGCAGGTTTATCTTCACCTGTAATTATAAAAATAAAATCATCGAACCCCTCCACTCGCGGTGTGCTGTTATCGAATTCGGCATCAAGGGTAAGGAGAAACCTCAAATCCAGGCTGAGTTTTTCAAAAGACTTAACTTTATCTTGGACGAAGAACGGTGCGAAAGTGATAAGAAAGTACTTGTCGAATTAATTAATAAGCACTTCCCTGATTGGAGAAGGATATTAAATGAGTGTCAGAGATATTCTGTAGGTGGTAAGATAGATAGTGGTATACTTGCACATTTTAGTGATGTTAAAGTTAATGACCTCGTTAAGAACCTTAAAGAAAAGAACTTTCCTGAAGTACGTAAGTGGGTCGTCAGTAATTTGGACAATGATTCTAGTGTATTGTTGCGCCGCATTTACGATGCTCTTTCAAATTCCCTGGTTCTTACTTCCATCCCTGCTGCTGTTCTTATTCTTGCTAAGTATCAGTACCAAATTGCCTTCGTAGCAGATCAAGAAATAAATATGTTAGCTTGTTTAACTGAAATCATGGTGGAGTGTGAATTCAAATGACTATTGATAACGACGTAAAGATTACAATCAACCTTTCTGAATTGGTTGATATTAGATGCGACTTCTTGGATTTAGATGAGGAAGACATAACTCATTATGATAGGGAAAGGATTGTTAATAATCTCAGAACATCTTTGACATGGGATACTCTTTATTATATGATTGACAATGTTCTATTAGAGGAGGTTGGTAAAGCAGAGAATCATTATGGTGAGACTGCTGGTAATGAACCTGCTGCTACCTTTGAGCAACAAAGAAAAAATGCAGCACAGTTTGAGTTGGTTGATTTAGTAGCACCTGCATGGACTATTAAAGTACCAAGGAGGAAAACGAAATGAAAAAAATTAAGCATTATTATTCTTCTTACATGCAACAGTATGAAGCAAGAGGTGAAGCACTTTTAACTAAAAGTGATTTATTAGAATGGTACTCTAAGACAGGAGTAAAACTTCATACAGAGATGCAACCAGATCCATACTCCAGTTGGAATACTACTCAAGTTGCATATACTTGGGAATTTGTGGAGGAGGAGAAACTTCCTCGTTGGTTTGTTTATATTGGATCAGAGGAGGTTGATATAAACCAAGATACGGTTTCATTAGAATCATCTGAATCTAAATCAGTTAATTGGCATCCTAATTGGAAACAGTTAGATCATAAAAGACAAGTACCAGTAAGAAAATGAGAAAAGTTTTAGACCTTATTAAAAAGTGGATGAATCTTGATCATCAGAGACCTTGGGAAAAGGAACCACCAGAATGGGAGGATACAGCACCATCTGAATATGAACCATGACCAAATTAGTAACAAACCGTGACCTTTATGAGGAGATTCAAGTGTTGAAAAAAGACAAATTAAAAATGAAGCATCAAGTAAA